CAGCATCGGGATATACGAAGGTTGCGACCACCGGTTCGGCCGCTACGGCATACGCCCCGTCGGCAACAGGCAATAGGAAGAATGTAGCCATTGCCGACATATTGAGCGTTAAGACCGAGTTTGACAAGGAGAACCTGCCGCAAACAGGACGCTGCATCCTGATAGACCCGGTCATGTACGGACAACTGCTGAAGGCTCTTACAGATTCGCAGGCAAACGCCTTCCTGGCTTGCGCCGACGCTACCAGAGGAACTATAGGAAATCTGTTCGGGTTCGACTTCTACATGCGTTCGACCGTGTTGACCACCGTATCCGCAGGAACATCCTTGTCCTCTTCGGCAGCTGCAACAGACAGCGCAGCCGCGTTGGCTTGGCACGAGGACTATGTGAGCCGTGCGTTGGGAAACACCGAGTTGTTTGACGACCCGAAGAACCCGCTATACTACGGAGACATAGTCTCCTGCCTTGTACGTGCGGGCGGATCTTATGTGAACTACGGGAAGAAAGGCATTGTGTTGTTGTATCAAGCCACTTCGGCGTAACCGAATTAACAAGAAGAGATGAAGGTAGAAAGGTTAGTGATACATTGCACGGACACACCGGAAGGGCGTGAGGTGACGGCGGCTGAGATACGCCGATGGCACACCTTCCCTGTTTCCGCTGGAGGTCGTGGGTGGAAGCAGGTCGGCTATACGGACATGATACACCTCGACGGAAGCGTGGAGCGTCTTGTGCAGAACAATGAGGACGGGTGGGTTGATCCGTGGGAGATTACCAATGGGGCACGTGGCTATAACAATACAAGCAGGCACATTGTGTACGTTGGCGGAAAGGACCGCAGGACGAAGACCCCGAAGGACACCCGCACCGCCGCTCAAATCACGGCCATGGAGGACTATGTGAGGAAGTTCAGGCGCAGCAACCCGTCCGCAGACGTGTGCGGGCACTGCGACTTGGACCCGCACAAATCCTGCCCTTCCTTCGATGTAAAGGAATGGATTAAAAAGGCTCGGCTATGAATGTGGAGTTGATAAGCCTTATCGCCAACCTGGTGTTGTCGGGTGGGCTGATTGTCACGGTTGTGACCTTGAAGTCGCAGAGAAAGAAGGCTGCGGCAGAGGCTAAGAGAGTGGAACTTGACAACGAGGAGAAGACACTCGACATGCAGGTGAAGTACATAGTCGAGCCGTTAAAAAGGGAGATTAATGGATTACGAAGGGATATTAAGAAGTTGCAGAAGGCGCTGGACTGCATTAGCGACTGTCCTCACGCTCTTGATTGCCCTGTACGCAACAAGCTGCAGTCCGCAGCGGAAGGTGAGCAGGCAGTCGGAGACAAGGAGTGACACCGTTGTTCGATATGTTGACAAGGTGAAGACAGACAGCTGCTACATCTACGAGCGCGACAGCGTACGGGTGGAGGTGGCGGGAGACACGGTGAGGATGGAACGGTACATATATAGGTACCGGGATAGGATAAAGACCGACACGCTAATACGTGGAGACACCATCACACGCACGTCATATAGAGATAGAGAAACAGTAAAACAGAAGGATCAAAGTTCGTGGTCGAATATGTGGTGGCTTATAATTATTACATGTGTTGGATTAGTTATATGGCAATTAATAAGGAGAAAGGATGGATGGTAAAGAAAAACACAATCAGGAGGCTGATCGCCTGATGACGCAATTGAGCGTAGAGGTCGTGTACAGGTGCGGTGACGGGCTGTGGTTCACGGACGAGGAAAGGGCCAAGTCGCACGGCCAGGAGTGCGGGAAAGGATACATTAAATTCGAGAAGAAATGTTGCCAAGAGTAAGGATAATGTATGAAAATGGGCTTCTAGGCTCATCGTCTCCGTCTGACGACGGTGTTGTAGGAATGGTTGCGTCAGGTGTGGCGGTAGCTGGTAAAATGGCGTTGGGCACGGCCTACCTGCTGACGAAACTTGGAGACCTTGATTCGCTGGGCGTTACGGCAGAGGCAAACGACGCAAACGCAAACCTCTACCGCCAGGTGAAGGAGTTCTATGACGAAGCGCCAGCCGGAACAAAGCTGTGGCTCATGGCGGTGGCGGAATCGGTAACAATGACTGACATCTGCGACAAAACAAAGGCTTACGCAAAGAAATTAATTACGGCAGCCAATGGGGCCATAAATCTATTGGTGGTGGCAAAGAAGAACCCATCCGGCTACACTGCGACAGTGGTAGATGGGCTGGACTCGGACGTATTCGCGGCAATGACCAAGGCGCAGGCGCTGGCGGAAGAAGCGGCGGATGAGTTGTTTTCCCCTCTGCTTGTCCTGCTTCCAGGAATGAACTATGCCGGTACGGCATCCTCCCTGAAGGACTTGTCCGAATGCGGGAACAACCGCGTGTGCATCATGATCGGGGACACCTCTGCGTCTAGCACGCAGGCTTGCGTGGGTCTCGCAGCAGGAAGGATAGCTGCAATACCTGTTCAGCGCAGCATGGCGAGGGTGAAGACGGGCGCAATCTCGGCGGACAACCTCTACATCGGTGCGTCGGCGGCAGAGAACGGAAGCCCGGATGTGGTCCACGACCAAGGTTACATCTGCCCCCGCACATTCGTGGGGAAGGCAGGATATTATTGGAGCGACGACAAGCTGGCGACGGCAGCTACGGACGACTACGCACTTGTTCCTCGACGTAGGGTGATAGACAAGGCGTACCGCATCGCTTACAGAACGCTTATAGAGGAGTTGAACGAGGAGATTCCGGTTACGGACGAAGGAATGATTCCTGCTGCGATTGTTAAGTCGATACAGAACACTGTTGAGAGAGCAATTGAAAATGGAATGACCGCATACGGAAACCTTGGAAACGACCCATCTGACGCTAACGATACCGGTGTTGAGTGCTATATAGACACTGAACAGAACATAGTGTCGAACTCTACACTGAACGTACAGTTAAGAGTTAAGCCGTACGGGTACGCGAAGTATATAAACTGCTATCTTGGATTTAAGACGGCAAGTGTTTAACAGTTAAAAACATCAGATATGTTTAACAGTAGAGAGTACGAATATGCGGATGTGACGCTAATAATGGGTGGAAAGGAAATAACTGGAATACGGGGAATTAAGTACACCGCAAAACAGGAGAAGGAGACGTTGTACGGCAAGGGAAACCTTCCGCATTCAATACAGAAAGGGAACATCTCTTACGAGGGAGAAGTTACGCTATTGCAGAGTGAGCTAGAGACCCTGATAGCTAACAGCAAGGATGCAAGCATACTAAGCATGCAGCTAGACGCTGTGATATGTTTTGGAAACCCTTCGCGTGGAGATGTTATGATAACGGACGTAGTGCAAGGCATCCAGTTTACAGAAGAGTCGAAGGAACTGAAACAGGGGGACAAGTTTATGGAGGTGACGCTGCCCTTCATCTTCCTTAGGAAGAAGGCACAGTTAAGATAGCGGCAATGCCGGAACGACAAATCGGAGGAGCAGACGGTTGACAGCTCGGACAGACGGGCATTTAAAAGGCATTTAAACAGAAAAACGAAAAACGATGGAAGAAATGAAAGGACAAGCCACAGCGGAGCAAATTGAAGCATGGAAGAGACAATATGGAGAGATAATGGCACTGAAGGTGGACGGAAGAGTCTGCTATCTGAAGAAGCCTTCCCGCAAAGCGTTGGGATATGCGGCCATGGCGGGAAAGGACAATCCTATCAAGTTCAACGAGGTGATCATGAACGATTGCTTTGTCGGAGGCTGCGAAGAGATAAAAACGGACGACACGCTTTTCCTTAGTGCGTCAAGCAAGATAGGCGAACTGGTGGAGGTAAAGGAGGCAGAGCTGGAAAAGTTATAGAGGCTTCCGAAGTCACGAACGTGGATGGCATACGCAAAGTGAATGCCCAACTGCGATACTACATGCACGTTTCGGATCCGGACAGCCTGACTGACGAAGAATGGGCGATGATGATTAGAGATTTGGAGTGGATTAGGAAAGAGGAGGCGAATGCGAATAAGGTCTAATGCCAAAGCCCCCAGTCGTTCAGAGGCGATGGATAGGATGTCCAATGGGCAGAACCGGAAGACTTGGGTTTCATTTTTTTAGCTTCCATCTCTTTTTTCTTAGCAGCAATCTTAGCTTGCATCTCAGGTGTATTGTCTTTACCGGTTACAGACAGATAAACGACATAAACAAAAGCAGCCATATAACCCAAAACAATTGGGATGATAAAAGCGAGTAATATGTACACTAATATTCTCATGTAGCAAACATAACGAAAAAAAAGGAAAATGGCAAATAACGTACTAAATTTCACAATTAACTTAGGAGGGACGGCTTACACCGGAATTGCCCAGATAGATAGGGCATTGAACAGTGTAAATGTCAACGCCAAGAAAACAGATACGTTGCTTGGGAATATAAACAATGCGGCATTTAAGTTCAACAACATATTGCAGACCGCCCAAACGATAGTTGACAAGGTGTCCGGCTCCATCGGGAAGATGATAGAAGTCGGGAGCACCAACGAGATGCAAAAGATGGACATGACTACGCTGTTCAGAGGCAATGCGGAGGCGGCGGATGAGATGTTCAAAAAAATATCGCAATACGGGAAAGAGACAGTCTATGACAAGGCGGGACTGATAGATGCGCAGAAAATGATGATGTCGTTTGGAATTACGGGAGAAAAGTCATTTGAAACGCTCAAGCAGATTGGCGATGTGGCCATGGGCGACAAGCAGAAGATGCAGTCGCTCGCACTGGCATTCTCGCAAGTCACCAGTGAGGGGAAGCTTTCGGCCGAAAATTTTCGGCAGCTAATAGATGCCAGATTCAACCCTTTGCAAGTAATTAGCGAGCGTACGGGCGAAAGCATTGTTTCGCTAAAAGACAAGATGAGAAAAGGCCAAATTTCGGCGGAGATGCTGAGCCAGGCTTTCAGATGGGCTACGGACGAACAGGGGTTGTTTTATCAGGGTGCGGAAAGAGCCGGAACGACTACGGCAGGAAAAATAAACCAGCTAAAAGACACCGTCGATGATTTCTTGATAAGAGCGTTCGACAAATTAAAGCCGTTGATAGACGCTTGCCTGCAATTTGCAAGCGACTTTATAATGCAACTTCCTGCCCTGTTTTCGAGTGCGGCGAGTGCGGCGGCAGGTTTCCTCTGGTTTATAGATGAGTTTTCACCTGTCATTATAGGCGCAGCAGCAGCCGTTACAATTCTTACTCTTGCGATAAAATGGCAGGATATAATTCTAAACATCCTAATAATTAAAGAGAAAGCGATAGCCGTGGCAACAAAGGCATGGGCAAAAACACAAGCCGTATTAAATGCCGTCATGCACGCAAACCCCGTGGCCCTGATTATTGCAGGAGTAGTCGTTTTAATAGGCGTTATAGTTTATCTGTGTTCCAAGATAACCGGCTGGGGCAGTCTGTGGCAGGGGGT